GCACCAGAAAAAGGTCGGGCTGTTTACCCCCGAATACAAACAGCTATCCGAGCCGTTTATCGCGCTGAAATACATGCTGGCGTCGATGATCGAAACGGCAAACAAGAACGACGGCACGATCAGGCTCAAGGGCGGGGGCGTGATTGATTTTTGGACGTTAAACGACAACGAACTTGCGGGCCGTGGCCGCGAATATGACTTGGTGTGCATTGACGAGGCGGCGTTCACCAAGGCTGACCAGATGATTAATATCTGGAACAAGTCCATCAAGCCCACGATGCTGACCACTCGCGGCAGTGCTTGGGTGTTCTCCACCCCCAACGGAGTGCAGCAGGATAATTTCTTTTACCGGCTCTGGCATGACCCGGAAATGGGGTTTCAAAAATTTCACGCGCCCACTTCAACCAATCCGTATGTCCCACCGGATGAACTGGAGAAGGAGCGCCTTGCCAATCACCCGCTGGTCTGGCAACAGGAGTTTTTGGCTGAATTCATAAGCTGGGAGAGCGCGGCGTTCTTCAAGCTGGATTTCTTTCTGGTGGACGGCAAACCCGTGCCATTCCCGGAGAAATGCGATGCGGTGTTTGCGGTGCTGGATACTGCGGTGAAAAGCGGAACCCAGCATGACGCCACGGCGGTGCTGTATTGTGCAACCAGTCAGCTACACGGTCCAAAACTTGTGTGGCTTGATTACGAAATGTACAACATCGAGGCTGCATCCCTGGAATATCTGGCCCCGCGCATTTTGGAGAAGCTTGAAGCATTGGCCGCGCAGTGCAAGGCGAGAAATGGAAGCGTCGGTATGCTGGTGGAGGACACGGCAGGCGGCACGATTCTTTTGCAGCAGGCCCGCTCGCAGGGATGGCCGATCAAGGCGCTGGATAGCAAGCTTACCCAGAAGGGCAAGGATGAGCGCGCCCTGATTGCCGGTGGGCCTGCGTTCAGGGGCGACTGCAAGATCAGCCAACCCTGTTTTGACAAGACGATGGAATGGCGGGGCCGGACACTAAATCATCTGTTGCAACAAGTAACAGGATTTCGGATTGGCGATAAAGACGCCTACAAGCGGGCCGATGACCTGCTGGATACCGCGTGTTATTCGATAATCACAGCCTGCACTGATACTATTGCTATTGGTTTATAGTAGGGTAATGCTAAGTCCAGAGGGCACATAATGAGCTACGTGTCGGTCAACCAGACGGGATTGCCCTCTGCCCTTCAGCAGATTCTAGGCTCCAATGATATTCAGCCAGGCAGTGCCCCAAGCTACGAGCTTTGCAAACTGCTGTATGAATACCATCCGTTGGCGGGAAAAATCGTGGAGAAACCTGTGCGGCTTGCCTTGAGCAAGAAACGCCAGTTACACGTTCCCTGCGCGGTGGAGGATCAGTTGATCGAGGCTTTTGAGCGCGAATGGAACCGCTTGGGGGCCACAAACCATATTCGGGATACGATGTTCCTCTCCCGTGTATACGGGGCTTCAGCGATCATCTACGGCTCTCCTGATACGCCTACGGACGTACCGATTGACCCGTGGAAGCTGGCAGAACTGGATGATATTTATTTCAACCAGTACGACCCGCTGAATCTGGCCGGATCCATCGTCACCAACCAGAACCCTAATGCCCCGGACTTCCAGAAGCCTTGGAGCTACATCACGGCGGCAGGTCAGCCTTATCACCCGAGTCGCTCGTGCGTGATCTTTTGCGGCGCGCCGGTCTATCTGAGTTTTCAATCTTCAAGCTTTAGTTTTAGTGGCCGCAGCGTGTTTTTGCGCGCGTTGTACCCGCTCAAGAGCTTTATTCAAACCATGACCGTGGATGATCTGGTAAGCCTCAAGGCGGGCTTGCTGATTGCCAAGATCCAGCAGCCGGGGTCAATTGTAAACCGGCTCATGTCCCAGGCCGCAGGATCCAAGCGGTCGCTGTTGCAGGAAGCGCAGACGGGAAATGTGCTGTCGATCCAGCCCGATGAGGATATCAGCAGCATCAACTTGCAGAATACCGACAAGGCGATGACCGTTGCCCGCGACAACATCATCGCCAATATCGCCGCCGCCTCTGACGTACCGGCGCTATTGCTGAAGGATGAGGCTTTCACCAATGGCTTTGGTGAAGGTAAGGAAGATTCCAAAGCGGTTGTGCAGTATATCGACGGCATCCGGCAGGACATGGCTAGTCTGTTTGATTACTTCGACAAGATCGTGATGCACCGCGCTTGGAACCGGGAATTTTTTGACGGGCTTAAAAACTCGCATCCCGAGCATTTTGCCGATGTGTCCTATGAGTCGTTTTTCTACGAGTGCAAAAATAAATTCTGGGCTGAATGGCCCAGTTTGCTTGAAGAACCGGAAAGCCATATCGTCAAGCGCGCGGCTGAAAAGCTTAAAGCCATGTCTGATGTAATGATGGCAACGCTTCCGGCGCTGGATCCGGTCAACAAGTCCCGCGTCATGCAATGGTTTGTGGATAACGTAAACGATATTCCCGAACTGTTTACCACGCCCATGTCGTATGATCAGGATCTGATGGCTGAATATGTGCCGCCAGAAAAGCTTTCCTACGATCAGAACGCCAAGATCCCGTAAAAAATGGCGGGGCAAAAGAGGAAATCATTTTTCCAACTACTGAGTGAGGCAATCAGCCACTTTGTAAAGAAGGGCTTTGCCTCGCAAAAAGACCTTAAAATATGGGTCAAAACGCTACGCGAAAGCCTGGAAGCCACGTTGCCGGGGCAGAAAGTGTCCGAGGAACGGGTACGCCGCGAGTTATCCAGCATCTTTACCCGCACGATGACGCTGAAATCTGCGGTAACGCTGGCCCCCGGCATCACGGGTTTTACGCTGGATAAACTAAAACCCGCCGCCCGCAAGGAACTGGAACGCAGGATCTTTGCCAGTGTAAACCTGATCAAGCTAAACCGCGAGGAAGCGGTGGCGTCAACCTTGCGGCGCTTTGAGGGCTGGCTTACCAGCATACCGGAAGGCGGCAGCAACGCGGTTGATGTGAAGGACGTCAAGGAGCGCATCCGCGCGCCGATGGCGTCGATGGATTTCAAGGTTCGCCGCGTCTTGACCGATCAGAGCAATAAATTCTCCCAATCGTTAAAAGCGTCCATTGCCGAAACCAGCAACGCCATTGCCGCGCGGTGGAACAGTCAATGGCAACGGGTAAATTACGATTACCGCGAAGATCACAAGGATCGGGATAAACAGGTTTATACAATCCGGGATAACTGGGCTATTCAAAAGGGCTACATGAAAGTTGGCCCTGCCGGTTATACCGATGCAATTACTCAACCTGCGGAAGAAGTATATTGTCGTTGCACATATACTTACATTTATGGTTTAAGATCCTTACCAGAATCCATGTTGACCGAGAAAGGCCGCGAATTTCTTGCGCGAAATAAAAAATAAGCGATAATCGGGGTATGCCTGCAACCTCTGAAAAGCAAGAAAAGTTAATGCGCGCCGTCGCGCATAACCCTGAATTTGCCAAACAGGTTGGTATTCCGCAGTCGGTTGGACGAGAATTTACCGAAACGGATAGCGAAATCCAAATCCGAAACGGCAAGGATGAGCTTGCCGAAACGATGAATGACTTTACTCCGGCAAAACATCCCCGCAATTCAGGTGGGGTTTTTAAAGCCCCCGGATCGAATGAAAAGTTTAAATGGAAAGAACCGGCCCACCCTCGCAATGCGAAAGGTGTATTCACCGATAGCGGCGAGGGTGAGCCTGTAGAAATGCCAGTAGACCCCAAGGCTGGGCCTTGCGGGCGCGCGGCAGGGATTATGTTCCTGACCAACGACGGCCAGACGCTGCTGATGCGGCGCGGCGAGGGCGGGGATTTTCCCGGTGCGTTTGGTGTGCCTGGTGGGCACGTTGAACCGGGGGAAAACGAGGAGCAATGCGCCAGGCGCGAGGCTCTGGAAGAAACGGGTCTGGATTATACCGGCCCGCTTGAACAGATTTACGATGATGGTCAATTCGTCACCTTCTTGGCGCGCGTTGGCGAAGTGTTCGATGTAAAGCTGTGCGATGAGTCCACAGGATACGTGTGGTGTCGCCCGCAACAGGCTCCAGAGCCGTTGCATCCCGGCCTTCATGTCGTGTTCCGCGTAGCCGGGGCCGGTACTGAACTGGATATCGCGCAGCTTATGTCCGAAGGCATTTTGCCCAGCCCCCAGCCTTACGCGAATATGCACTTGCTTGCAATTCGTATAACTGGCACGGGCCTCGCCTACCGTTCATCAATCGGGGAGCATGTTTGGCGTGACGCCTCGCTCTACCTGAATGATGAATTTTTGCAACGGTGCAATGGACTCACGGTGATCATGGATCACCCGGATGGGTCTATTCTGGACTCCAAGGAGTTCAAGGACCGCGCAATTGGCAGCGTGATGCTGCCCTATATCAAAGGCGATGAAGTCTGGGGAATCGCCAAAATTTATGCTGATGCCGCCATGCAGGAAATCATGGAAGGCGATATAAGCACGAGTCCCAGTGTGGTGTTCGATGCAACCGCAGGAAACACCACGCTAACAACCGAAAGCGGTGAGCCGCTGCTTATCGAAGGTCGGGCGTTTTTGCTGGATCACATTGCAATTGTGACCAAGGAACGAGGCTCGAAAGGTGTTTGGGATAAGGGTGGCCCTGCAATGGGCGTTGAACTTAATAACTCTGAGGTGTCAGATATGACCGATCATACGAGCGCCAAGGCTGACGCCGCAGGCGATAAGCTGGACGCGATTCTAAATGCCATCAGCGGACTTGTTGTTCGCGTTGATGCTATGGAAAAAAACATGCCCGCTGAGCCGCTGTATACGGCTGCGGATAAGAAGAAGCGCAAGGACGACGACGCGAAGAAAGACGACGACGCCCGTAAGGACGACGACGAGGAAGAAGAAACTGAGCACGTTCTGCCGAAGAAAGATGCCAAGAAGAAGCGCAAGGACGACGACGCGAAGATGGACGACGACGACGCGAAGATGGACGACGACGCGATGATGGACTCTGAAGGCAAGATCGAAGGTCCAGCGGGCGAAATGAAGTTCGACGATGATTCCCGCAAGGATGACGATGAGGACGACATGAAGGCGAAGAAGGCTGACGAGGAAGCCTCGCACTATGCCGATGCTCAAGCCAAGGCCGACAGCGTGTATGCCGCGTTCGGTAAAGCCGCTTCCCGCCCGCTTCAGGGTGAGTCGCTGCTGGGCTATCGCAAGCGTCTGCTGAAAGGCTTGAAGGGTTACAGCGATTCCTACAAGGGTATTGATCTGTCCGAGATCAAGAACGCCGCGCTGCTGGCTCTGGCCGAAAAGCAGATTTTCTCCGATGCGCTGGCTGCTGCAAAGTCGCCCACCGCGTATGGTGATCAGCTTGTCGAGCATCGCACCGTAGACCGTGCGGGCCGCACGATCAGCACGTTCAGTGGTTCCATGTCGGCGTGGCTTGATGATTTCAAGCTGACTCCGATGCGCGCCATTGAATTCCGCACTTCTAACGTCCGTAATTAAAAGGGTCAGCCATGAGCGCACAAATCTCCCTCCAGCCGATGGCGACTACGAACGCCCAAGGCCTGTTCAACACCAACAGCGCGGGCTTCACCCAGGGCGATGCCCAGGATGATCCGGCTGTTAAGTTCGCCCTCGCGGGCGGCGTCCTGTCTACGTCGGCTACCACCCCGATCTGGGGCGGTATTCCGATTTCGGAACTGATCCCCTCTGCTGCCGCGCAGCCGGGAACCAATACGCTGGGCAGCACCGTCATTCAGGCTTCCAGTGTTGCAAACAGCACCGGCATCTGCGTATACAACCAAGCGTTTGGTGGCATCACCACTCCGCAGAGCAGCGCCCCGCTGTTTTCGCCTGGTATGTCGGTGAATTTCTACCGTTTCGGTTCCGGNGCCCGCATCCCGCTGCCGATTGATCCGGCTCTTGTCTCTCTGGACGGTGGCCTGGTTTCGCAGCCGGTTGCTTGGGATTTCAGCACCAATCAGATCGTGGCGTATGTTTCGGGCGCTGCCTTCCCGGTCAAGATCCTCCAGATCAGCACCGTGGGCAACAAGCTCGTTAGCTACGATGGAACGTCGGGTAACGCTAACTGGTCAAACACTGGCGCGCTGGCCGTGTGCCTGATCTAACTAAAGGAAACTAAGCCATGAGCGCATTTGCACCGAGTTTTGTTACCGTCAACCCGAACTACATGATGCCTGATCTCATCATGCAATACTCGTTGGCTTCTGGAGCTTTCACCACCCTGGCAACGGAAAACCCGATGCCGCGTCTGGGTGAGAGCGACCTGTACGTTTACGCCAAGAAAATTCAGCTTACGACCCAGGTTCAGGCGAACCAGTCCACGGCGAATCAGCTTCCTTCCGCGTCGGTCATCCCCTCGATGATCAGCACGGCGACCTATCGCCTTCAGACTCGTGCCCAGTACGATGGGTTTGATGAAGCGGCGACGGGTCACTGGGGTTTTGCCCTGCCGGAAGCCATGCGTCTTGCCGCCCGTCAGGGCATCGCGCAGCAGCTTCGCAACGCCCTGCTGTACGGGTACAACCCCGCCAACGGCGAAGGCCTGCTGAACGCCTCTGGCGCGACGCTGGTTAATCTGGGCGCGGATAGCAACGGCAACACGGGCTACAGCACGTGGGATTCGGGCCAGCTTGCCCAGTTCCTGCTGAATCTGATTGGTTCGCTGAAAACCAGCACCTTGCAGATCGGCCAGCCGCTGAAGCTGGTGTTCCTTGCGCCGCAGCGTTTCATCAGCCAGATCAGCTATTCTGGTGTGGTGAGCCTGACTCAGTTCCAGCGCATCGGCGCGGGCGTTGAGACGGCTGCGGGCCTGGTCGAAACGGTCGCCCGTTGGGCCGGTGGCGATGAAGTGGTCTTTGCCGCTGACGATACCCTGATTGGTCAAGGCGCTGGTGGTACGGATGCGATTGTCCTGATCGCCCCGGAACTGAAAGTCCCCAAGGCCAATGCACAGATCAATACCAACGTGTTCGCGCAGCTTACGCCGAACACCACGGCGACTTCGCTGATGCTGTGTGACATGGCGGCCCCCAAGGAGATCCCGACCCCGCTGCCGGATGGCGGCATTACGACGCTCTACACCCTGCGTAGTACGTCGGGTTGGGCGATCCGTCCCGAGGCTCTGACGATCCTGTCTGCGGCCTATTGAGTCTGACGGGGGCTAATTAGCCTTCCCAGAAAGGAAAGCCCCGCCATGTGCGGGGCTTTTTTTTTGTCTTGTGGTTAAAATTTTGGTAGAGTTTCTTCACCTATCCACAAGCCCAGAGGCTCACGTATGCCGTCGCTTTACGTTGCAAATTGCTCCAAACAGGAACATCTATTTACTTACATGATCCCGGAAAACCCGCGTCCTTTTAGCCACAAGATTCGCGCGGGGGCACAGATCAAGATTGACGGTTCGGATTTTGACCTTGGAAAGATTATTGAGCAGCACTCTATTTACGGTATGCAACTTGTAGATAAAGTGAAAACAGGTTTTGGTGGACTGGCTTACCGGATTGGAAAGCCGATTTCCATTGAAGCTATTGAATCCGGTATTAACCAGAGCGATCAGGAAATGATCAACCGTGCGCTGGAAACCCGAAAAAATACGGCTGCGGCAACGGATCAGATTATCTCCAACAAGGCTCAGGAAATGGGCGCACGGCAGGTTGCGCCGCTTGAAATTGAGATTATTGAAGAAGGTAAAAGCCCGACTGATAACGGCAGCGGATTCAACGAAACCATTCAAGTTGTGAAAGACGGGATTGCAGATGCGCCACGCAGGCGCGGGCGACCCTCAAAACGATAAGCATAAAGCCACCGAAAGGTGGCTTTTTTTTGCACTAGCATTAGAATCGGGGTATGGATCTAAAGCCTACTCTAGCTGGCTTCATTACATTTTGCCGAAATGTAGTGGGCATTTCTACTTCTGCAATGCCGGATGCGGATCCGGGATTCCAGACTGCGCTGGATTACGCTAATCAATGGATTCCGGTATACCTGAATTCATTAAGTCCCGCTTTATATACCGCAGCCAGCTATAACTGGGCTGCAAGCCTGTTGATACAGTATCAGCAGGATCAGCCGGGGGAAGTCTTTTTTGCCCAAGCGCGGCAGGCGTTTGGCAGCAACAATTTTGTGCCTGGCCCGATCAGCAGCGTCCATAACGAAGCTACAAGCCAAAGCATGGCAATCGGCAAAGGCCTCCAGAACATGACCTTGACCGATATGCAGCGGGTTAAAGACCCCTATGGGCGCGCTGCATTAGCCATTTTGATGGATCTGGGAACGGTCTGGGGCTTGACCTAATGAAACTGTGTCTTGGGGTTCTTGAAGATAAACCCGAGTACAATTTCGATGGTACGTCGGATAAGACTACCTATGATGTAGGAATGGAGCTAGAGGAACGATATAGCCTTTTTAGCAAATTTGCTGACAACAATATGGATAGTATTGTCGGCTTTATCGACACTGCCTGTGCTGAAGCCATCGACGCTTTGGACGCCAAGGTTGAAGTTGACCCCAAAGATATATTCAACGGGGCTTCAGGCGAAATTCTGCAACTGTTCCAAAAAGACATTAATGAGGAATCGTTGGCTGGAGTTATTTCAGGCGTCCCGACCCAGCGCGCATTAGCGGGTTTGTTTCGGCTTAAAGGTGACGTACCTGGGCCCCGTCGTACCTCTTTTATAGACTCTGGCGAACTGTTCAACGATCTTTGGGTTTGGGTTGAACCCTAATGTCCACGCTTACTGAAGCCACGGCACAATCCGGGGGCAATGATAAAGCTGGCCCGCTGATTGCGGGTATAAGCCTTATCTCTGGTGAGCAGCAATACAACTTTACGTTGTATAAGCGTGTAGTTTTGCCTATTGATGGTTTTGTGTTCTGGGTTCGCGCGCAAAACATGGACCCCGCGTTTCTTACGCCAGAAGAACAATTGTTTTTCACGTTTGAAAGCATGGGTAGTTTGCACTTGTCCCAAGAACTGTCCGAGGAACGGGAAACTACCTACGTCGCGCAGACGATTTACTTTACTACCAAGAATCCGGTTGAAATTTTTTCGCGTATCGCGCCGGATCAACTGTATGTATTGACTCTGGATAACGGCACTAAAGTTGCTTTTGGGTCACAAACCAACCGCTATCAACTGGCAGGCCTTTGGCATTATCGGGGTCGTGCCTTATTTAGCACTTTTGCAACCCAGATTATTGATGATCCCCGCCAACTGGATAATTGCGAGCAAATTGTGTCCAACAGTTTGCCCATCTGGTTAGCCATGTCGCAAAAATGCGCTCCAATTTATCCGAGTTTTCTTTCTCCGTTGAACTTGAAGCCTCCGTATATTACGGCTGATATCCAAAGCACTACGGCTATGGGGCAATCGCCCGTATTTAGCCCAACTCAATCCCAATCGCAACTGGTAACTGACACCATAAAATTCACCACTTTTGGGTTGGGGAACAATATGGTGCTGGATTTCCAGCGAATGATTTTGGATAACTCTGAATATGGGGACTACGGCATAATGAACATGCCCGTTCCCGTGGACGAGAAAGTGGCTCAAGCCGAGTTTCAATTCATCGCGCAAAAGAAAACGATGGTTCTTCAGGTTAATTATTACCAGGAAAGAACCCGTTCTATCGCCCGGAGACTAATCACGCAGGCGCTGATTGGTTTGACTCCGGTTCCACACGACTATCCTGTTCCAATTGTAGTTTAAAGGAATACACATCATGGCTATCGGTCCCCAAGTTTTTCCGTCTATCCCTGCCACTGGCAACAGCCGTCTGAATATCACTACGGCAACCGTTGTCAAAGCGGCTCCGGGTTTTGTCGGCACGGTTACGGTTGTCGTCGCCGGTAGTGCTCATGGAGCCATCGGAGATGCGCTGACCACTGGCGCTGTCAGTGCTGCCAATACGATTGCGTATCTGCCGACGACTGCCGGAACTTATGCAATCAATTTTCCGGCTCATGTCGGCATTGCGGTTGTCCCTGGCACTGGGCAGACGCTTTCCGTTTCGTTCGCCTAATCTTTTAATAGGGAGGGCGCTTCAATGCCCAATATTGTCACAGTTAATGTATCGCAACAGGTTGCGAGCGTCCCTTCCAAGCTTCAGCAAACTGGCGCTCTAATTTCTATGGGAGGCACTACCACTTCCGGTGGTGCGGTTACGTTCCTTAGTTCGTTGGCTGATCTTGTCCCCATCATCGGCACTGGCGGCGGTGCTGCTGAACTCCAAGGCATGGCAAATACTTTTTTTGCCCAAGGAAATACAATTGGCGTTTACGTGTTGGAGCTTGGCACTACGGACGTAACAACGGGCGTTGCGGCGCTTACTTCGTATATTGCAAATCCGACTCTGCGGTTTTACTCATACCTTGTGCCGGTTGAGTGGGCAACCAACGCAGATTTCCAGGCACTTACGCAGGCCCATAGCTCGCCAACGTCTCAACTGTATTTCTTTGTTGGCGATCTTATTTCGGGTTCTCCCGCGCCCTATGTTGCATTTGAGGGCACGAAGTCGGTGTTTTTTGTTGCGATAGATCCGGCAACTCCGCTTTCCGTGTTCCCACCAGCCGCGTTTTTCCATGCAACGCTTTCTTATGCTCCAGGGGCATCAAATCTGGTTTCCCCGCTCAGTTGGACATATCTATACGGTGTGAGTGCATATGCACTGACCAATGCCCAACAGGTTACGCTTCAGACTGTTGGCGTGAACTGGGTGGGTACGGGCGCGGAAGGCGGCATCAGCAATACGCTGATTGTCGGTGGAACGCTAATGGATGTGAATCCTTGGAATTATTGGTACGCAGTTGATTGGCTTTCGATCAATGTCGAGCAGTCGCTGGCTGCTGCCGTGATCAATGGTTCCAACAACCCGCAAAACCCACTTTACTACAATCAGGCTGGCATTAATCGGCTTCAGGCTGTTGCACAAGCCACTGCGGATAATGGCGTTAGCTTTGGGATGATTCTGTCGCCGGTTTCCGTTACGGCGACTCCATTTACGACTTATGTTGCTGAAAATCCGGGCGACTATGCTATTGGACGGTATGCTGGACTTGCTTGCACCTTTGTCCCGGCTCGCGGTTTTAACACAATCGTCATTAACCTGACGGCATCCAACATCCCGGTCTAAGGAACTAAATCATGGCAAATCCATTAACCGTTCAAGGTACGCTCAATAGACTGCGCGGAAGCGTTGTTTACGCACTTTACCCGGAACTCAATGTCACTTCCTCTTACCTTGCACGGGAAGCTATCAGTATTTCTTTTGATGGCGATACTTCACAGCTAATTGGTACGCTCACGGGCGCAGTTACAAGCCCAGAGCCGTATACTTTTGGTACGGTAACAATACATTTGCTGCGTTCGCAGGGTCTTTCGGATCTGTATAAGCAACGCATTGAAGCTAATACCACAATGGGCCGCGTTACAATTCACGGCGATTCTGACGTTTTGGGTAATTTTTCATTGTCTAATTGCGTTCTAATGTCTTTGCAGGAACTGGCTTTTGATGGCAATCAGGCGACGTTCATCGTGCGTCTGCGNGGCATCTACCGCATCAACGACGCACTGTTTGCGGCATCCTAATATGAGAATCGACCAAAAGCTTAACCTGGTCTTTCCGGTCGATACGCCAGATGGCGGGACGGCTTATGTGTATTCAATGCCTATAAGCCGTTCCGTTTTCGAAAAATATTACGATGTGTTGGGAAAAGTATTTTCCCGTTGTTTTGATGGGCAAGACCCTAAGCATGTTGCATTGACTGCGCCACAAATTGCTTACGCGGCGCTTAAAACTCTTTCCATGTCTACAAATGAATGGGAAGGTCCGGTAGGAATTAAAGCCGGTCTGGTAAATGAAATTATCAGGCTGTCTACTGTGCTTTATGTTGGCGCTAACGGCTGGGATTCAGTCCCCTTGGATATCGCTGTCAAGAGATCAATTCTTGACGAAGATAACGAAGCGGAGGTACTCAGCACGCTGATTTTTTTTACTGCAATTTCCAAGGTGGCTCCGAAAGCTCTAGCCGGGACTTTTTTGGAAATGGCAGGTTCGCTAAGGAGTTGGCAATTCATATACTTGGGCTATACGGAGTACATGAATTCTTTGCCGATATCGACGGCAACCGAAACTACGACCGCGACAACATCACAGGTTATTTCCTGAACTATTTGTCGAATGTTGGCTTTGCGGAATTGATGGAAGAAACTGGAGGGAAGTGGAAAGATGCGGCTGATTTTAAACAGCGGCATTTAATCAATGCTCTCAAGAACCGACCATCGTTTTAAGGAATCCTTGTGGCAAAGTCAGTCATCGAAATTGAAGTTAATGACGCAAAGTTCAAAGCTTTTGCTGAAGCTTTCAATAAATTTCAAGCATCGGTAAGTGATGTAAACAAGGAAATAAAAAACCTTGGTAAAAGCACTAACGATACGGCTGAAAAAGGAGCCAAAGGCTTTGCCAAGTTTCGAAAAGAACTAGAAGGCACGTATAAAGCTGCAAAAGACACTCTTAGTCCTTTTGTAAAAATTGCGTCTGTTACCACGCAAATTGCAACTTCTGTTGCCAGTACATCATTCCATCTAGCCAAATGGGCCGCATTTGGAGCAATTGGATCTGGGTTTGGTTTAGGGGCGCTTGCAGGCTCCGCTGTAGCTACAAGAAGAACTGCATTAGGGTATGGAATTACCCCTGGGGGGTTACGCGCTGCTAGAACTGCGTATGGTCAATTTGCAGACTCTGATGAATTGCTAAGTAACATTGCGGCTACTCAATTTGACCCAACTAAAGGTGCGGCTTATAGCGTTCTGGGCATACGTAATCAGAGCCAGAAATCTCCTATCCAATTAGAAGCAGAAGTATTGCGGCTAATGGGGGATTTTTGGAAACGTAATAAAAACAACCCTGCCGCACTTGAGCTTGTATCTCCACTTGCCAGCCCCGAATTGGGGCGGCGTTTGGCGGGGCTTGATCCGGGAGAAATTGAAAAACAAATTAAAACTCAAGCTGCGCTTCAAATTCAATATGAGAAAAATGATAAAGGCTTGCGGGATTTTTGGCAGTCGTTGCAAGAAGCTGGTCAAAAGATAGAAACTTCGCTAATCGGCGGGCTTAACCGGCTTGGGCCTGCGCTTGGCAAACTGGCTACAACCATCGCAGGTTTAATCTCAAAATTTGTTGAAAGTGCTCAATTCGATGAAGTCATGGGAAAATTGCAAAATGCAATTATAAGATTTGTAACATATTTGACCAGTGATGCGTTTTTGGCTGATTTTGAAAAATTTAAAAACGCTTTGCGTGATTTGGCAGATATTATTTTTGCTGTTGCCAGTATGCTTAAACCCCTTATTGCTGCTCCAAGTAAAGTGGCAGGGGGATTAGGCACATTTGTCAAAATCAATCCTTTTACAGCCCCAGCATACTGGGGAATAAAAACAGCAGAATATTTAGGATCGCCGCTTTCTGAGCGCAATCATAATCCTGGTAATTTAAAAGTACCCGGAGCTAAAGGGGCTGTTTTCCAACAATTTGCTTCAGATGAAGCAGGCTTGGCGGCAATGTCTAGGCAATTGTCCTTGTACTACAATCGGGACAAGCTTGACACCATTCAGTCAATCATAAGCAAATATGCACCATCTTCAGAAAATGATGTTGCCGCTTACGTTAATGCTGTTTCTAAACGCATGAACGTAGCTTCTGGACAACATTTAAATTTAAATGATCCTTCTGTAATGTCTGCGCTAATAAGTGGCATGACCAAACAAGAAAATTCTCGCAGCAATTTCACTCCGCAGCAGATTAGAGTTGTGATTGATAACAATACATCAGCCAATGTCCATAGTTCGGCGGCTGGCTTATCTACGGTGAATCCGCAATGAATGACAGTAGATTTGGATTTGCGGTTAATTACGAAATTGCCCCGATTATTTTGAATCAGGGCATTGCCGCTGGCGTTCCTAGCGGTGCTATGTCTATTCTGACTTTGACAGAAGGTAGCGATACTATTTCCTATAACGATATAAATAAGTATTTTGCAAATTTTAAAGTCATTTCAGGCGGGACATTGCAAGAATGGGGAATTGCGGATTACCCATTTGCCAGCATGATTATGGCGGCTAATGCGGTAATCAAAAACGCATTGCATATTAGTTTATTGATGATTTGCCCCGCACAAAATTCAGCCAATAGCTACGTTAATAAAATTTCAAAAATGACCACTATCAAGAATCAACTTGATACGCACATTTCCCAGGGAGGTTATTTTACAGTAAGCACTCCTGCGTTTACCTATTCTGATTGTCTGTTGACTTCTTTACGTGACATTAGCAACCCATCCGATAAACAAGTGCAGCTAATGTATCAATGGGATTTTGTGCAACCGTTGATCACCCAAAACGCGGCAACATTGGCAAATAATAGATTGATGAGCAAATTGGCGGCTCAAACTCAAACTCCTAATCCATTAACCAATAGTGGAGTAGATGTGGTAGTTGATCAGCCAACAGTTGTAAATTCCGGCCCATCTAATAGATATGTGTACAAGCCCTAATGACGCAAATAATTCAATTCAACCCTACGCCGACTACAAATTTTCAATTTGCGCCGGTTTTGGATGGCGTTGCGTATAGCGCAGTCTGCACTTGGAACGCATACGGCTGTCGCTACTATGTCAATGTCTATGATGTGCTTGGCAATCTGCAATTTAGTGTTCCGCTAATACCATCTCCAGACAATGGCAATATCAGCCTTACTAAAGGATTTTTTACTACCTCGATGATCTATCGGGCAAGTTCTAGTAATTTTGAGATTGGGTAATGCGGTTTTACAACATCATACTTAGTGATCCCGTAACTGGAGTTACCAGAAAACAGTATTCTGCTACGCTTGCAAATGGCTATGCAGATACTTCAGCCCTAAAAGTCACCTTTGACATTCCATTTTTTAATTCGTCATCGCCCGCAGGATTAGCTTATATAAAAATATATGGAGTTAATTTTCAAGACATTGCTGAAGCAATCCAACTAGCGGGATCTAATATAATAGTTGTGGGGGGTATGAATAAAGGTTTGCCTTTTGCCAACCCTGAACAACAAGGGCTTTTGTTAAATGGAAGTGTCTATCAGGCTTTTGGAAACTGGCAAGGCAATGAAATTAGCCTTGACCTGATTGCCGCACCAGCTTTTGGTACAAATGAAAATCCAAAAAACCTTTCGTTTTCTTGGCAACCTGGAAAGACGTTAAAATATCTTGTCACCCAAGTTCTGAATACGGCATATCCCGGTGTTCCTGTTGAGGGTGATTTCTCTCACAATTTGATTCCTACTGAAACGGTTCCTGGTTTTTACTACAACATTCGACAATTTTCAGATTGGGTTAATAAAACAAGCCAAGACATTATTAAAGACAAGTCTTATCTTGGTGCACAAATTACGCAAACAGCCAGAGGATTCAGATTGTATGACGGATCTTCGGCCACAACTCCGGTTCAATTAAATTTTATAGATTTTATCGGCAATGCGACTTGGACAACAATTAACGCAATAAATTTTAAACTGGTGTTGCGCGGGGATCTTGTGGTGGGCGATTACATTAAAATGCCGCCGCAATCCAATGTGGTAAATGTCGCAAATTCCTTTACTCAATTTAACGATTACACCAATTTTCGCAATGTGTTTATTATTAGCCGTATCCGGCATCTTGGGGATAGTCGGCAAGCATCCGCAGATAACTGGTGTACTGTTGTCGATGCTCTTTTGTTGCCAGCAAATAATCCGGTCAACCAATGAACAGCATTGCAATAAAGAAACCTTTTACGGTTTCAATGTACGATTTCGCGGCGCAATCCAATGCAGACGCATTGCAATTGTTTGGACAAGCATTGCCGTGCCATGTTGTTGATCGGAACGGCGCGATAGTTACGGTGGCATTTGATGTAACTACAGATTTTACGTTGCCCCAAGTCACTTGTCCTATTTTAGAAAGCCAGTATGTAAAGCTGCCAATTCAAGTGGGGGATCGTGGAATCACGATACCGGCATCAGTTAGTCTGGGGGAAGCATCAGGATTGGGAGGTAAAGCGCCTCCTAGCCTGACTCAACCCGCTAACCTGGGGGCATTGGTTTTTGTACCTATCGGCAATGCTAATTGGTCAAATCCCGATGAAAATGCAGTGATCGTTACGGCACCAAATGGTGCAATAATTCAAACTACGGATGGAACAACTAAAATCACAGTTTCGGAGACTGTTGTTTCAATTGTAAAAGGATCAACTTCCATTACCACTGATGGGACAACCGTTACGATTAGCGGGACCACTGTTAATATAAATGGAACGCTTAATATAAATGGCAACCCGTATCTAGCCCATAAGCATGGTGGGGTTACGACAGGCACATCAGCCACTCTTGGAGTCACACCATGAGATCGTATGGACGAAATTCGCTTGGGGTTTGGGTCGAAATTACTGACCCAAATTATGTGCAACTTGCCACCCTTGTTCAGACATTGCGACTTCAGCAAGGGGAATCCCCATTTTATGCTAATTATGGGATTCCGGCAAAGCAATCGGTAATGTCCCAGCTTGCCCCGGATGCGGCGGTAAACCGAACCCAGGCTCAATATTCGCAGTATTTTGCAAATCTAAGTGTTGCGCGTGTAGTTTCAGCTACCAGTCCCACGTATGATATTCGCGCCATTTTCCAAAATGGTACGGTTATCCAATCAACTTTGGCGACCTAAAATATGGCAACGATTACCCCCGCTGGTGCGATTCCTGCTAACCCTTCCGATTTGCGGGATGCAATGATTGCTGCGGCGACTGCGCTTTCTCCTGGATTGACGGCAAATCTGCCGGGATCGCTTATTGAGGATATGAGCAGCACTGCGGCAGGCGCTCTGGTGGTTCAGGATCGTGCTTATGTGGATTTGGTCAATTCGATCAGTCCTTATACGGCAAATGATTTCATTTTGACTCAGCTTGGAAATGTCTACGGTGTTGCCCAAGGTATTGGTAGCAATACGAGCGTTTATGTGACGTTTTATGGGACAGTTGGTTTTGTAGTCAATTCTGGTTTTGTTGTAAGTGATGGTACATATCAATATGTGCTACAAGAGGCGACTATAATTGCTACGGGTGGCGTAAGTGCGCCAGCCTACTGCGTAGCCACAGTGTCTGGTTCATGGGCTGTACCAGCCAATACGGTCACTTCCTTGATTACCAGCGCACCGATT